ACGGGCCGACACGAAAAAGGGTAAGCAGCATTCATCGCAGCCCAAGAAGGTCGCCAAAAAGACAAGGAGCTATAGAAAATCGTAATTGCGTGGGAACGGGCTACCCGCAAACCTTTGATCTACTGATCAAACTACTTTTCGGCCCCCTCTATATTTTTTTAAGGTGATTATAACATGCCAAAGTACAAAGGTGCGTATAAAGAATTATTGAATGAGGAAGAAACCCCTCAAGTTGAAGAAGTAGCTGCTGCTCCAGCACAAGACCAAGAAGAAGAAACGTTTAAAAAACGTTATGGTGACCTGAGACGGCATATGCAAGATTCTTTAAAAAAGAAAGACCAAGAACTTGCGGAAATCAAAGCACAGCTAAACGATGCCACAAAGGCTCAAATTAAGTTTCCTAAGTCGGAAGATGAAGTAGCCCAGTGGGTTAAGAAGTACCCGGATGTAGCTAAGATTATCGACACCATTGCACAAAAACGTGTCATGGAAGGCGTTGAGATGGCGAAGGGTACGGTGAACGAAGCTAATGACAGGGTAAAAGAGCTTGAGGGTAAGCTTAAACGTACTGAAGCAGAAAAAGTTTTAAAGTCTATTCACCCGGACTTTGACAAGATTCGTGCCGACTCAAAGTTTCACGATTGGGTTATGCGGCAGCCTCAGTATATTCAAGATGTTCTGTATAAAAACAATACAGACGCGACTGCGGCGGCCCGAGCAATTGATCTGTACAAGGCGGATCGGTCCAAGTCCTCGGGATCAGCTAAAAAGTCGGCTGCAACATCCGTTAAAAATTCTGGACAAAGTGCTGTTCTCGCCAATGGGAAGACACGTTTTTCAGAAAGTGCTGTGGCAAAAATGTCTGGTGCTGAATACGAGCGAAACGAAACAGCAATTATGGAAGCGATGCGTGACGGTACCTTTGAGTACGATTTAAGCGCAGGCGCAAGATAAGGTATTGCTAAAGCACTAGTTGGTGTGTTATAACAACATCAATTAGTGCTTTTTTGCACTTTGCAGAGCCGCTACGGCCCACCTCTGCGCTTAACAGTTTCAGAAAATAAGGTTTTAGAATACCTGATTTCAGAGGCCCTTAAGCTCCGAGTTACCTTGGTCGGTACCAAAATTTACCGGGGTAGCAGCGTAGAGGTTTTGACACCCCCTGAAAGCCAGCCCTACAGCTAAAATTTTTCTGATCATTTAATCGCACTTAGTTTTAAGTGCTTGTTTTTATTTGATTTTAGGAATTTTAATTATGGCTTTTGGAAGCGCAGGCGGTTATAACAACCTCCCCAATGGGAACTTTTCTCCCGTAATTTACAGTCAGAAGGTACAAAAATCCTTCCGTAACTCTTCTGTTGTAGAAGACATCACTAACACTGATTATATGGGCGAGATTGCCAACTTTGGCGACTCTGTTCGTATCATCAAGGAACCAGAAATCACCGTTTCTAGCTACTTGCGCGGCACTTCCGTAGCTGCTCAAGATCTGTCCGACGCTGATTTCTCTCTTGTTGTTGATCAAGCGAACTACTTCATGTTCAAAATCGACGACATCGAAGCGGCTCACAGCCACGTTAACTTCATGGATCTTGCGACTGATCGTGCAGCTTTCCGTCTGCGTGACACGTTTGATGCTGAAGTTCTCGGCTATCTTGCTGGTTGGGAAAAGAACAACTCTGGCGATTGGATTCGTCGTACTGCAGTAAACGGCTCTAAGGCTGACACTACTGCTGACAACGATGAATTGCTGGCAGCAAACAAGCTCGACATCACTGACTTCGGTGGTACCGACTTGGGCGTTCAGACAGAGACTACTTCTATCCCTGTTGCAGCAAATGGCGGCTCTGGTGCTATTACTTCACCTCTCGCTATTCTCAACCGTATCGCTCGTAAGATGGACGAAGCTAACGTAGACACTGAAGGTCGTTGGTTCGTAGCTGATCCTGTCTTCTTTGAGATCCTGATGGATGAGAGCAGCAAGTTTGTTGATAACGATTTTGCTGGTGGACAAGACGCTGGTGACATCATCCGTAACGGCCGAGTAGGTTCTGCTCTTGTCCGTGGTATGCGTGTCTACAAGTCTAACAATCTGCCCTTTATCGGAACTGGTTCAGGCACTTCTGCTTCTGCTGGTTCAGAGACAAACTTTGGTGTGATTGTTGCTGGTCACGATTCAGCCGTCGCTACTGCACAGCAGATCGACAAGACTGAGTCTTATCGTGATACAGCCAGCTTCGCTGACATTGTACGCGGCATGCAGCTTTATGGTCGAAAGATCCTTCGCCCAGAAGCTCTGTTCACTGCTTGCTACAACCAAGCGTAAGACGGTATGGGAGGGGCCTACCGGCCCCTTCCTTCTTTTTGAAGGAATGATATGAGTACTTATCTCTCACTTACCAATCAGTTGCTCCGCAGGCTCAACGAAGTTGAGATATCCCAAGCGGATTTTTTGGTTACGAGGGGTGTTCAGTCAGTTGCTAAAGACGCTATTCGTTCTTCTATTGCCCACATTAACCGGGCAGAATTTGAATGGCCTTTTAACGCTGCAATTCATTCTACGACGCTTGTTGTCGGCCAAGAAGAATATTCGTGGCCTCAGTATTTTAAAGTTGTAGATTGGAATAGTTTTCAGATTCAGAAAGACGACACGTTGAGTGTTTCTAATAAGCATCTCTCGCATATTTCTAGGGATTCTTATTACAAAGACTACAAGGATGCGGACGACGATGCCGGAGCAGTTGGCGTAAGTTGTCCGACGTTTGTATTTGAAGGGCACGGTAATGGTTATGGTGTAAGTCCATCACCAGATAAAACCTATGCTCTGAAGTTTCGGTATTACTTAAATTATACGGATCTTGTTAATCATGATGATGCAACCCGAATACCGAATACTTATGACCCTGTGATTATCGAAGGTGCGCTGTACTACATGTACACCTTCCGAGATAACTTAGAAGCTGCTGGATTAGCTTTGACGCTTTTCCAACAAGGCATCAAGGAGATGCAGAGCATTTTAATTAATAAGTACGACAGCATTCGCGACACTCGGGTTGAGAGAGTAGTACGGGTAATTAGGTCCGTAGCGTAATGCCAGAACAAGTAGATTCAACAAAGGTTATTTGTGTTGGTGGTCTTAACTCAAATGAAAATCATCTCCAGCTTTCTCAAGATTTACCGGGGAGTGCTGTAAGATTGGTTAATTATGAAGTCAGTCTTTATGGCGGGTATCGTCGTGTGCAAGGCTATAAAGTCTATGACACAAGTGCGCCTGCGGTTGATCCGACTGGCGCGGATGGGCCTGTCCAATCTCTGACGTTCTTTAGAAACGACAACACCTTTTTGACAGAGTTATATGCGACTCGGGCAGTGAAAAGCTTTGAGTTTGTGGCAACAGCGGGTCAAACACAGTTTAGTGGTGCGGATGATAATAGTCGAACGGTAGACCTCCCTTTCCCTAATGATATTAGAGTTACGGTCAATGGGGTCCGAAAATATTTAAGTATTGATTTTGCTTCTAGCACTGCTGCTGTAGTTTTTATTAATGGGTTGTCTGAAGGTGATGTCGTAAAAATCGATCCGGCCGAGTACTGTTTTTATAAACATTCTCTTGGTTCTTGGAATAAAGTCACACTGCCGACAGGGGTTAGAAGAAAGAAATTCTCGGGGACTTTGACACAGTTGCCGTGCAAAGTTCGGTCTGTCCAAAACAACTTTGGTTCGGGCAATATCATTATTTTTGTTGATGGCGTTAATGAACCGCTTATTTACGACGCTACTACATGGAGTTTGATTACCGTTGCCGGTGCGGGAACATCGAGTGATCCCGGCGGAGCAAATGCATTGGTCCAGCCTGCTCTAGTAGATGTTTTTGAGGGCCATGTTTTCTTTAGTGGGGATCGCCAAAATGATAGTGTCCTTGCTCACTCTGCTCCAAACAACCCTTACGATTATACTGCCGCCTCTGGTGGCGGTCAGCTTACTATGGGTTTTGATGTTGTTCAGTTTAAGGCGTTTAGGGGAGATCTTTTTGTCTTTGGTGAAAGCCGCATTAAGAAAGTTAGTCCCGAGATCACCGCTGGTTTTGTTCAAGAACCTGTAACTAACAACATTGGATGTGTTGCCCGAGATAGCGTCTTGGAAATTGGTGGTGATTTAGTCTTCTTGGCACCAGATGGATTGCGTCCGGTTGCGGGTACGTCGCGTATTGGAGATGTTGAGCTAGAGACAATCTCTAAGGCCATACAACAGCTTTTAAAAGATCTTGGTTCTGTTCATGACCTCAACACTCTTAATGGTGTGGTAGTCCGATCCAAATCTCAACTGCGGTACTTTGTAGGGGATGACTCAACCAGTGCTGCAGAAAGCCAAGGAATTATTGGCGGTTTGCGCTCTTCAGACCAAAGGCTTGGTTGGGAATTTGGAGAGTTGCTTGGAATTAGAGCAAGCTGCTGTACTAGTGATTATGTCAACGGCGAAGAGTTTGTTCTTCACGGCGACTATGACGGTAATGTGTATCGTCAAGAAAGCGGGACTACTTTCAACAACCAGCCTATCTTGGCCGTGTACAGCACCCCATTTTTAGATTTCGGTGACCCGGGTGTTAGTAAAGTATTGAAGAAAGTCGATACTTTTATCCGGGCAGAAGGCCCCCTAGAAATGAACATCGGGGTCACGTTTGATTGGAATGACCCAGAAACTGCGAAACCCCCTACCTACATAGAAGGTGTGGAAGGTGCGCCGGTTGTTTATCGCGGCATAAACATCAACTACGGCGGAGCAGGCGTTGCCTATGGTGGTAGCGATAAGCCCGTCATGCACACGAATGTGCAAGGTTCTGGGTACGCCGCACAAATTAATTATGTTTCTCTCGGTGACTTTGATCCCTATTCAATTCAGGGCTTGGTCGTTGAGTACACGACAGCAGGACGGCTCTAATGGCGGGATATACTAGGCAATCTGTTGCTGACATCATTAATGGTCAGTTAATCACAGCCCCTCCCCTAAATGCGGAGTTCAATACTCTTGCAGCAGCTTTTGATGGCGTTACTGGACATACCCATTCCGGCGCTACCGGGGACGGTCCTAAGATACCGATTGCTTCGTCCGTGGTTGGCTTTCTCGCCCCGGATAATGGTGGTGTAGGCGGTAAGAATAATACGACGGCTACTGTTGATCCTGATGTCTTAAATGACAATACGCAGGGCTACGCCCCGGGATCTATCTGGATTAACTCTACTACGCAGCGTTACCACGTTTGTACGGCGAATGGCACAAACAATGCTCAGTGGGCTGAAGTTACTATCATCCCGCCTAACAATGTTATTACGCCAAAGCTAACGAACAATGTTGATCTCGGAAGTTCTACAAAACAATTTAAAGATCTGTATGTAGACGGCACGGGGCACATTGATACGCTCAGTGGTGATGATGCCACCCTAACGAATAATCTAGGCGTCGGCGGCACAATCACAACGGGTAACGCAACCGTGTCAGGCACGGCTAATTTGGGTAATTCCGTAACAGTTGGCGGGGGTGCAATTGATAACACTCCGATTGGTACGACGACTGCTCAAGGGATTATTGGTACTACAATTCAAGCGACTACGGCATTTAATGGCCCGCTGACCGGCAATGTTACCGGAAATGTAGTTGGAAATTTGCAGGGAGATGTTACCGGCAATGTTACCGGAGATCTCACAGGTAACGTTACTGCTACTTCTGGTACCACTACGCTTGCTAATGTGTCGATCACCGGCTCTCTGGACATGAACTCAGGCACGGTTGGTACTGTTACTAACCTGTCTACGCCCCAGAACCCGGCAGATGCCGCGACCAAGCAATATGTCGATACGTCTATCCAGAACGTGATCGACACGGCCCCGGCCGCTCTTGATACGCTGAATGAGTTGGCGGCTGCTATTAATGATGATGCTAACTTTGCATCTACCGTAACGAACTCTCTGGCCCAGAAAGTTTCTAAGAATGGCGACAGCATGTCCGGCATTCTTAACATGGGCAACAACAAGGTTACGAGCCTTGCTGCACCTACGGCCACCGGGGATGCCGCCAATAAGTCTTATGTTGATACACAAGACGGAACGCGAGTTGCCAAGTCTGGCGATACGATGTCCGGTAATTTGGACATGGGTAGTAACCGTATTTCAAATCTGGCGAGTCCTTCGACGCCCACGGACGCTGCAAATAGATCTTATGTAGATAGTATCTTAGGCTCGGCCACAAATGCCGCGTCCAGCGCCTCACAGGCTTCTGCTTCGGCCGCATCTGCCGCTGCTAGTGCTTCGGCTGCAAGTTCTTCACAGTCTGCCGCTGCGACTTCAGCGGGGGCTGCTGCAACTTCTTTGTCAACATTCCAAGGACTGTTTTTAGGCTCTTACGCTACGGCCCCGTCTACATCTGGGGTTACTGCGGGAGCTATTTATTACAACACAACAAGCCAAGCATTATTTATTTTATCTGGGGGAAGTTGGGTTGGTGCCGTCTTTAGTACGGGCGGGGCCATGTTCGGTGTTAACAACCTGAACGATGTTGCGGATGCTGCTATTTCACGCACTAATTTAGGTGTGTTGGGAATTGCAAATAATTTAAGTGACGTAGCAAATGCAACAACAGCCCGTACTAATATCGGGGCGCTGGCACACGATGCGAATCTACAGTCTTTTGTAGATACGTTTACGTTACCAACGGTGGACGGCGATGCGAATCAAGTTCTTCGTACTACAGGTGCGGGAACTCTTGAGTTTGGAACCGTGTCCGCTGGAGGCGGTAGTGCCGCTAAATATACAATTTTTGATGCAACACTTACTGACGCTGTCTTTAAGTCTAGCTACAATATTACCACGGACAATTTAACAATTACCGGGAATTGGCAGGGGTTTTCCGACCCAGATACTATTCTGCACGTTTCCGACATTCCAACCATTGGAAGTGACGGGAGTTATTTTGAAACGGATACAACCCTGACTGCAGGACATGCTTTTTATCAAGTCTTGTATGTCTCGGATGGTTCAGATGTGACTGTTTCAAATAACGTCACCGTTCAGGGCTTCGGCATAGCACCGGCACCGGGTGAGTCTGCAACCCAAGATGCGGTTAGGTCTACGGGTGAACTCATGTACTTCGGAACTGATTAAAGGGCAATAAAATGGCGTCAAGAACTTCACATTTAGTTAATCCCGAAAAAGGCGTATTGCTCTATGAAAATGCGGGAACAAAGGCCGAGTTAATTTCGGTACATGCCGTATCCCATGATGGGACGAAAAATCCTGCGTTATCGTTTGCTATTGATACGAACAATAGCCGCCCATTAAATTTTGAAAAATCTCTTTATTCTCTTTCTGCCAGTATTACTGCTTCGGATAGGCTGGTAGACCTTGACTCTAGAAATAACGGCAAGGCTCCTATTTATGATAGCGCAAATAATACTTCTCTTATGGGAAGTGCTTCTGGACCGTTTGCTAGTGGTACGCATTGGCCCAATCGTTATTTAGCTGTCGATCCTTGGATGACTGTGAAGCCTTCAGAGTATGGAAATGCTTCGGACAGTGTTTGTAGTCTTTTGACTTGGAGCACATACAACAATAGTTCATGGTATTACTATGACAATATTCTTGATGATCGCGCAGGAGCCAGTAACCCCGACAATTATTATCACTTTTTTAATTCTACCAATAACGTTAGCGGCCAAACAGCTGACCAAGGTATAAATTATTATGACCGGGGCTGGGCAGCAGATCAGTATACCAATATGTTTATGGGCTGGAATAATAATGCCTACATGTCGTTTGGCGGTGTGTGGAATGGAACGGGCTACGGATCGAGCAATAGAAGCTCCGATAGTTTTCTTTATCAGCGATATGGTACTGGTTTTGATAGTCAAAGCTATGAATCCCAGACTTACTCCTACTCCCCCCTAATTTATGCTGATGGGGGTGTTTTTGTTGTAAATTTGCGGAGATATAACAGCACTTCAGCGTCTTATGTGCATATTATTCCCATCCGATATTACTTTGGTGATTTGCCTTCGGATAAGGCTTCTATGACACTAGCCGCTAACCAACTTTATCTAGATGGAGGAAATAATTATAGTCAGCCTATTTCCAACAACTATAGTTGGGGTTCCTATTTTT